AATTGTCATTGTCATTTAATCGAAGACTGTTTCCATTGCGGATTTCAAGTTCAGTAGCAGCAAATTCAAAATCGTGCGCACCGCCTATAGAGACAGCTAATCTGTCCGCCGATGGCCTAAATAACCCCGTGTTAGTGTCCGAAGCGAAGCTATATCCGGGAGCTGCGGCATTACCATCAAGACCTCTTGTATGAATTTTTGGTGAACTTGCAGTTGATGTAAATTCGTGAACTATCGTGTTTCCCGCTTGAATATTGACGGTGTTAGTCGCAAAAAATAAGCCTGTATCTGTATCTCCATCAACACGCAAAGAAAGGGAACCGCTTGAACCAGCAGGTAGGTTTAGGTTTCCGGTAAAAGCCGGTGAGGCAGCCGGAGCAAGTCCAAGATTTGTTGAGATTGTTCCAAGTGTTATCCAACTGCTTCCTTGCTTTATTTTCAGAGTGTCAGGAGTAGTCGAGGTGTCGATCCACATCTGATTGTCTATAGCCCCTGGAGGAGCCGAAGACCCTGAACTTGTTGAATATAAATCCGTCAGGTTTTCATTGACGTCGGCCCTAAAGTTCGCTCCCGTATCATTTGGAATAGGGAAATTTGCTGTTCCAGTTTGTGCCATTAGTTAAGCCTTTCCGTATCCGGTTGCGGTCCACTGGAAGGCTCTCGCCTGTCTAGTGTTACTTGAATTGTAAATCGAGATTGTAAATCCGGTAGATGTCGTTGTCGGAATTTTGTAGTACTCGCCTGTGGCTGATGCGCTGAAACTAATTCCTATTGAGGGTGCAGCAAGGAAAGCATTCGCAAAATTAACGGTTAGATCACCACTTGATGAGGACGTCCCCGTGTTGTGTTCAGACCTGACAGCGGCAAGAGTTTCAACTTTTAGCTGTTGAATTGCTATCTGTTCAAGTTTTCCACCCGTTGTGCATTCGGCTTTTAATTCATATTTTCTTGCTGAAAATTCTGCATTATGGAACAACCGCCAAGATGTCCAATCGCTGTTTCCTGGGCTTGCGACTTGTGTCGTCCTTATATATAACTTGACGTCACAATCCTGCGGCGTGTCTCCATCGACGCTTGGCAAAGTATCCCAATTAGCAAACGTATCTACGAATGGGTTATAAGGGAAATAGCTTCGAACTTTGATAGTGCTTTGAAGGCGAACGCTATAGATTCCCCCCAAGTCAATTGGATTATTGTTGAACATATAAGTCCCAGACGTTTCAAAGGTTGCATTGCCCCCTTCAGTCCCTCCGTCTGGAGCCATTCGCAATTCATTCGTTCCACTGTCAACTGCTAGGTCTGTTTTTGTGCCAGCAAAAGACGGGTGTTCTGTCTGAGTATTAACGCCTTCAAGCTGATCTAAATCAGGTTTCGTAAATTCGACAAGACTGGCATTAACAGATTGACGGCCTCCGCTGTCAATGAATTTCATTAAATACGTTCCTGCCTTTAGATCGACATATGCTTCTTTTGCTGATCCTGGCAAATCAGCGTGAATACTCGTAGAAGTAGCCCAAGTGACGTTTGATGTACTTGGAGAATGTCTAACTCTTGCCCATCCTCCGACGATCACGTCCAGGTCAGCGCACTGAGTCCAAAACAGTCGGGCTAGCCCTGATGTTGATGGAATCATCATTAGACCTTGGACATCTTCAGGTGCAGCGGTTTTGCCAGCAATCGACTGACTGAATGTCACAACTGTGCTGCCCCTTCCTAAATAGTTGACAGTCGTTATTCGCGTGGAAAGTGTTCCGGCCCTCATGTTTCTCAATGTGACCGAAGGAGAAGAAGTTGTGACTAGTTGCCAGTTGTCCTGATCCATTTTGTACTGGATGCGGAATTCAGAAACGCGAGTCCTAGGGCTTTTCCAACTCAAGTCAACACCAACGAAAACACCCTGTCCGTCGGAATAGAGAAACTCATTTCCTTCAACGTTCGTCACCGGATCAGGTGCCGCCGTCAAGTTGCTGATGTCTCTTAAAACAACATCGTCTCCACTATCAATATTTCCAAAAATGCTTGCGTTGTATTGCAAAGCTGTAACGCCATAAATACCCGCGTCTGTTTCTGTAACGCTAATAACTCGGAATTGTTGCGCCTGAACGTCACTTGTTTCAATCAACCAAGTACTTTCTGCATTCGGAGCTTCACTGAAAGTTCCCGTAATACTGACCACTCGACCTGATATCCCAGATATAGATTTTTTCTCAACAATGCCTGTTGGCATCATGCAGGAAATCGTCGGGCTGTTCCCTAAGTTCACCGATAAATTTGTCGTGCTATCAATCGTTACGGCGGTTGTCGTTGCGGAACTGATTCGACCGAATCTTCTCGTGCCTGATTTCACAGGATCAGCAATATCAACAACCATTCCTGGTCGGATGATTATTCCGCTTTCAATAGCAATAGCGAAACTAATTGTCTGAGTTAGAAGCTGTTCGGATTTAAGAAGCCATAAACCTGCTCGATGCGCTTGTCCTTGCGAATAACAGCCAAGAGCTTTGACGTCTTTATTCTGTATTCCTAGATTTTCTACTGCTTCCGCATCCTCTACATATTCAAACTGGACTTCTCCTTGAGCGTCATAAGTTTGATACGCCACGGTCGCCGTTGAATGCCTTGCTTTCTGTGATGTTCCGCTGTACTCAAATACTCCATCGACAACATTGGCAGTCCCTAATAAGTATTGAGCATCAACTGGTTTGTCCTGAAGGCAAACTAAACTACCTGCACCGTAATACGTCATGCCCCTAAACAAGGCAGTCATTTGCTGGATTATGTTATAAACTTCTTGCCTGGTATTTATTAACAAGTTACAGGCAAATCTTGGCTCTTGTGAACCTTTTCCGTCAGAAACTAACTCATTACAATATTGAGAAATAGCATAGAAATCCCACTTATCAAGCGAACTCTCTGGCAAGCCAACTCCATAGCGTGTGTCTGTGAGCAGGTCGTAAAGACACCAGGCTGGGTCATTGCACCATGTAGCAGAACTCCAAGATCCATTCCAGACGCCGCTATAAGTTACGCGTCCTATGTGTGTACTTGTATCGACACTTGCATTGCTCGGAACCTTAACTTTAATCCCTCTAATAAGATATTTTCTTGTTGGAATATTGTTAAATTGTCTCGAATCAAAACGAAGGTAGGCAAGAGCAGAGTTTGGATATCTTAGTTTTTCGTCAATGATTGTCGTATAACTCGACCACCAAGTTTGATTGGATCTCCTTGTACTCGTTTCATCTGCTGAAACCCGTTCTACTCTTATGTCTACAGGGAAGGCTCCACTTGTTTCAATAATGTAATCCCTCAGATAAGCAGTACTTGCTTTCCCTGAAATCGTGTCATCTTTAACTGTCTGATAGCCGCCACCGTTGTACTGCCTAAGAATCTTGATTCGTACAGAATGACCAACAATATCTCCATCCTCTTCAACAATCCTTAGGGCCGGAATTCGTATCGTTACGCGAACTCTATCGGTTGTGTTTTGTGTGATTTGTCTTGTAACTGACGACGAATTTGTGACTTGAACACTGACGTTTGTTTCTGATTCATTGCTTGCTAATTCAGAAACGTATGTTTGGTTTTGTGTCCCGACTCTTGTCTGACAGGAATATCCGTCAAAGTTCGCGTTTCCAGAACTATCTCTAACAGGTGTTGAATCAAGAAAGATGCTTTTCTCCCCATCACCAGGGACAGCACCAGTGTCCATTCCTTCAATCTCACCTTCTGAAAGCAGATCGACAACGTTCGCATATTGAACCGATTGAAGGGAATCATCAGCCTCGGTCGGTGTATGTTGACCGCCGCCGCCTTTGCCACCCCCTCCGCCACCAGCTCCTCGAATGTATTTAGTGCTTGTCATAATTGATCGGTATCAAGGCCACTTGAAATAACTGAACTTCCTATGTAAAGGCGTCCGTAGGCAACTGGGACTGGAGTCCCAACTTGAGATGTATTTGTTATTCCGCTAAAGCTGAACGATTGCAATGTATTTGCCTGCTTCATATCAGGAAAACCAGGTTGCGGCGAGATCAATTCCGCGACTCCACTAAGAACCAAAGAAGCACCAATCATGCTGATTCCTGAGCCGAGAGCTGTCCCAACTGATGTCATCGTTGCTGATCCCCACGTCAGTGAATTTGCTCCAAACATTCCAGCCCCAGGGAAGAAGAAGGAAGCTCCAATCAAAGCAGCTCCAAGGAAAATCATTCCCCAAGTTCCTTTTCTCGCACCCATTACGACAGGAGCAATGCTGAAAACATCTCGGTCACTCCACGGATAACCAAGCACTTCTGCATTTTCTGGGCCAACTCTTTCTTTCCCTACATTCACCCTGTAGCCAACGCCATCTTTTTCGCTGTCAATAAGCCATTTCTCTAAACCAGGGAAATTAGCGATCAAAGCCCTTAAGGCTTCGGCAGGTGTATCAACTTCGAATTCAAATCGGCCTTGTCCAAGACGCTTTTTTAATGCGCCGTAAACCTTAACGACTTTCATGGCGCAAACAAGCAGCGGTCGCCTTGTAATAATAACCGCCGTACACATCTCGACTTGAGAGCCTGCCTTGAACGTGATGCAAGATCAATTGAGATCCCAGATAAATTGCTGCATGATTTGGAACAGGTGATTCAATACACATCAAGATTGCATCTCCATATTCCAATTCAGATAATTTCTCTGGTGCTATTTCGTGGAAACCTTCTTTTTTGAAATTCTCCAAGTAAAGGTTTTCACCTTTGTGCCACCAATCATCTCTTCGTTCATAATCTTTTAAATCCAATCCAAATTCTTTTTTATACCAATCTCGACAAAGCGAATAACAATCAATTAAACCGTGTGAAAACTCTCTCCCGACAAACGGAAGTTCTAGTCCAGCAGGCTTGTACTCGCCCCATAATTCTGTTTGAGGATTAACGATAAACCACGGAACTTTTGACTTCTCACACGCGACTTTATCAGCCATTGATGGAGCATGATTCGTTCCTGGGTGACTATGAATTATTGCTGTGATCTCTCCTTTCTCTTCGGCTGCAATGTAATCATTTGGATCGAGTATGAAATGTTCTTCGGGATTCTCTGCCAAGTTTTTGCAAGGAAAATAACGACTGCGACCCTTGATGACATGAACAAGCCCAACGCATTCTTTTGGGAATTCTTCTTTCGCATGGGCCAGGGCATCTTCCTTGACCTCCTTAGCGAGTTTCATCTTGTCCTTCCTGCTGTGGGAAACGAGCCAAAAGGCAATGGAGAATTAGATCCAAATCTGAGCTTGCACGATTCAAGACGTTTTCCACATTTATCTTCCGCAAGTGACCCGACAGATTGATCATCTTTATCCCAATAATTAGAGCCAGAATAAGAGCACTCACTCGAACGATACTTCCACTGACAAATATTGCCCACTAATTGACGTCTTGGTATTTGTATCCCTGGCAAATCAAGACGACTTGCAAGTTCAAAAACAACAGCGTTTCTGTTCTCTGATGCTTTTCGATCTATGTACCAAATTTCTGTCGGCCATTGAGCATTTGGATCAGCAGTTGATTCACCGTCTAAGAACTTTTTAAGCGTTCTAATTCTTCTTACCTCTGCTCCTCCAAGATCATTTCCAGTATTAAAGGCATTGATGTCTGCCAGAATACTTGTCATAGTTAAGTCTAAATTTGCAACTGTCAAAGTTGGCCTTGGAAGTGTTCCAGAACTCGTGTAATTAAATCCTTCAGCTTTAATTGGATAGCGGATATATGCGTTTGAATTCCAAGTTACATTC